CCTTGCACCCGTTGGAAGGGTGAGCAAAAGTTTTGTTTCGTTACTGATGAAGAAGTTCTTGTCCGTGACTTGTGACTTCATCCTTCGGAATGCAATCTCCGCTTGTTGGTATACTGGTGCAACCCACCACACGGATTGGTTGTCCTTGCACTTCAACGCTTGTTCAAATAACCATATGATGTGAGATGCCGTCTTGCCCGTCTTTGTACTCGCAGCAGTAATGGTAAAACGAGCATCACAATCAAGGATGTCTTTTTGGTAACTCGTGACATATGGTCTTTGATAGGTTATTTGCATAAACTTTGGTACACACTTAATCGTGTCAGGTTGTGCAGTTCAAGGTTGTGATATGTCTCACAATAGATACGATTTGATTCGCCCATTGACCTTCTCACAGAATGACCAGCATCAATCAACTTCTCAATGGATGCCTTCCAGTTGTTTTGGGTTGCGAAGATCACGCCATCATTCCCGGTGTGGTATAAGTATGGGTAAACTGCTGAACAGATAATGGGGATAGAATAGGCAGCGGCTTCCACAATCTTCAACTCCGATTTGCAGTTGTTGAAGTGGTTGTCCTGAAGGGGTGCAAGTACGAAATCAAAGTGCTTGTAGACCTCACCATATTCAAACACCGATGTGCCTTGAACGATGTTGGCTTTGGGAATCAGTTTGACAATGTTGTTCCAATGATCACTCGGTGTATAACCGCAGATGTAGAAATCCACATCCATAGAATTGATGTCATCGGCAATGAGCTTCAAATCTTCCTCGTGTGTGATTCCACCAACCCACCCTATTTTCACTCTCTCGTTCTTTTCCTTTGGTTGCTTCCATTGGTTGTGAGATGTATCCAAACAGTTTGGCACAATGTAGACATTCTCATTGATTGCCCTAACCTCATTGGCGAGTTTTTGAGTTGTGCAGAATACCGCATCCGCATAGTTGATGGCATCCTTGATGGAGTTCTTGATCCCTTTGCGATATGCCCAGTATGCTGGATTGTATTTTGGCAGTACCCAATAATCATCCACATCAATCACATAAGGCTTCCCGGCATCGGTGATGCGTTTCAAGACATCGTACTGATTCTTACCGAGCCATCTTGAGAAGACAATCACATCGTAGGGTGCAAGGTCAACCGTCATCCATTCGGCTTGTGATTGGCAGACATCAACCACCGCTTCTCCGTTTATTTGCATTCTCAAATGTGGTGCGTAGATGCGGTGGTAAACCACACCATTGATTCCGTCTGTTAGTATTAAAAGTTTCATAGGGTATTAAGTAAGAAGTTAAAGCCTTGATTGGTGACATAGTCAAAGCCATTGTTTACAGGGATAACATTCGGTGAGTGAACACATACCTCAAGCAATCGTTTTACCTTCATCTGCTCTGCGATTGCGTAGGTGCTTGACTGATTCCCAATGAATGCCTTGCAACTGCCGACAATGGTTGCCAACATTAAAGCATCTTGACATTTTAATAGTTCACAATCCAACTTCCATCTTTCGGTGAATGCGATGTATTCCGATTCGTATCCAAAGAAAACGCACTTGTGTTCCTTGAGTGGGAAATAGTTGATGTCGTGATTGCGATAACGAGCAGAGAAGTTCAAAAGAATCTTATCCGCAAAGTATGGGATCGGTTCACTCGCTTCAATGCAAGGTTCGTGAAGGTCTGTTATCAATTCGGGATACACAAGGAAGTGATTCCGTCTCAAATCACCAGCAGCGAGATTTAACCCGTGATGCCTAAACTTATCAAAGTCATAACCCATATCAATATGCGAGTGCATATGAACGCCTTTGATGTACGATTGATGCTCAAGTAATGGCTTGATATATTCGTATGAGTTTAAGTTCATACAGTATCCACCGCTTGGATGACCTGAAACAGTATTCTGCTCACGGAATCCGATGTGGAAATCTACCGCACAGTGCAACTCTGCAACTCGCTTGGTTGCGGTGAGTGAATAAATCAAATCACCAAGATGACCGGATTGGATTACTCTCATAGTTCTTGCAGTATTTGTTTGACCTCCAAATAGAACATCAACTCATTGCGATTCTCCCACGAGTTATGAGACAACGCCTCAATGATTTGGTCAACTGCAACCAATGAGCAATCCTTAACCGTCAACGAGTTGTTGAAAGATTCTTTGATTTCTTGTGCCTTGTCTTGTGATGTCATTCGTTAGGAAGTACAGGGATTGGCATCCAATATGCCACATCGATAATTGCATTGCTATACTCCTCAACCCATAGGTCATCGAAGTACCTTGCCAAAGTTATTCTCCCATCCGTTGTTGCTACCAACTGGATATCTTCATCTTGTGGTGGGAGTTTGTCCTCACCTCTCCAACTTGCTCTCATCTAAATTTAGTGTAATTGTGAAATTCTTACTTTCTATTGTTTGGTCAATCGTTTCTTTTGGTTTGCCTTGTGATCGTGTTAACAACATCTCCAAGTTGAACAGAGAGTTTTTGTCGTGACCTTTCAGCAATGCACCGGCAATCGTGCGTTCCATTATCGTGTATTCATCTCCACGATCTATCTTCTCCAGTTCCTTACGCCCAAGCGACAACATAGACAACATTGTATCTTCCACTTGGGATTTGGTATATCCAATCTCCTTCATTTGTGTGATGAGTTTCTTTGGTCTGCCCTCCATATACCTTCTGTCATCTTCTCCCTTGTTGAAGTTCTTTAGGTTTTCTAACGCTTTAGGGTTATTTGGCATTTTATCGCAGATTTATCGCAGGTTAAATATGATTCCAAGTTCTTCGGGAAACTATGTTTCTAACAATTTGTGAACTTACACCAACATCTTTACTCACTTTGTATGTCGCATATCCATACACTTGTTTTTCTTGACTATATTTTAAATGTAATTCACGAATTTTCAATACATCTTCTTCAGTTAGCAATGTAGATCCGTTGCCACTACCTTTTTGACCTTTAATGACAATCGGTCCAGGATAGTCAACATAAGTATTCCCTCTGCATATATTCCAAATAGTTGCTTGAGATACTTCGTACTCTTTTGACAAAGTTGTCAACTTGTCACCACCTGCATATCTTTTGCGGATTGACTCAATTTCTTTGACATCTACTTTTCTCATTGGTACTCGCCCCAACATTTTATATGAATGCTTACCGTTTTCGCTGGGTGTAGACCATTCAAGATTTGATACACGATTATCATTTTTTTTGCCATTAATATGATTCACTTGCGATTTATTCAAAGGATTTTCTAAAAATGCCTCCGCAACTACTCTATGTACAAAATGATTTCTTTTGGCTGAATTTCTAAATAATTGAACTCGGGTATACCCTTTGTCAGTTGTAAATTGCCGAAGTACTAAATTTGGTTCGTGTTGATTGTTTAATTTCTTCAATCTCTTGACATTACCAAAATTGCTGACTTGGTAAAATTCTTCATAACCAACAACTGATTTGTAAATTTCTTTTTCTTCCATATACAAATATAATACTTATGTACTCACAAGGTACATTATTTTTGTAAATTGTTTTGATGAACTTCTTGTAGATGCTCTCTTTTTAATTTAGTGCCAAAGTGAACCTCGTGATGACATTCTCTGCATAACCCCATAAGGTTCTCAATTTTATCTTTACCTCCTTGACTTCTTGGAGTGACATGGTGAACATCAACACATTGCTTTCCGCAGTTAGGTACTTCGCAAGGAATCCAACTATTTATGTCATATCCGAAATGGTTCATATAGATTTTGGTGTGGGGTTTCATACCTTTTTGTTCGTGTCACCGATATGGTCTTGTGGCATTCCACTAATGTGGTTTTTGATATACCACTCAATCACTTCCAATGCCCGTTTATAACCTTCCGCATAACCATCGGAATAACTCATTTCCTTTCCCATCACTTCCATCTCTTTGGCTTTTTCTGTTGCTTCAAGTACTAACCTATTCAAAGTGATTCTGTCAAAATTGCCCTCCGAATATTGCTCAAATAATTCATAGGTTTGATTTGATAACCATTTAACACTACTGCTCATTCTTTCTCCTCCTCTTTGGTTTCTGCTCATCATCTGCCAACTGTGCTTTGGTGATGGCTTCTTGTTGTTGGTTTGCCCATATCAAAAGTGAGTGCAATGCTTCGGTTATACAAGTACTGCAATTAGGCAAGTTGCGTCCAAAGATTTCACGGTGGACATTGTTCAGGATTGCCCCTTGTTCTGGTGATGGTGCAAATACTTGTGTTTTCTTCCAGTTGTCGTACAACGGTTGGAGTGATAGTATAAATTCAATGTTGCTCATAGTTTTGTTTCAAGGAGTGCGACAATCACAGTTGCGATGGATGCGTAAAGTATCCCCACCCAACCATAGGTGTACAAGAAAAAGGACAAGCCCAACCACCAAGACAAGCAGAACGCACAGTCAATGGGTTTCATTCGCTTCCATTTGGAATAGTCACTACCGTACAGATAGCGTTTTAATAGATCGGCTGGTTTGCCAAAGTTTACGATGATGATTGCCAAACAAGCAATTCCAATTATTTCTGTGTGCATCGGTCTTTCATTAGTTTAATTACTCTCAACACTTCACGAACGGAGATATCTGTCTTTCTATGGATTGCCCTTGCTGACATTCCTGAACACCATAGTTTGAATAACTCCCTTTCATAAAAATATGCTGATTCTGTTACTTGGTTTATTTTGTTGATTCTTTCAAGTTCAATTCCTTCCGTTTGCTCTCTCTCATCCAGTAAGTCAATCTCCTCAGCGAAGTCAAGCTCGTAAACATCGTGTTGATCATATATTCTTGATTCGCCAAAGGGATGCCGGTTGCCGTTGATACAAAGGTATAAAAGACGGATTGACCAAAATTGGATGTATCCGTCTCTGTATATTTTCTCGATTTGTTCATCAGGTTTCTCAAGGATGGTTAAAAAGTAAAATTGGTACAACTCCCTTGCCAACTCATTGTTTTTTGCAATGTTCTTGGTTGCTTTCCTTAGCCAATCGGCTTTGGATAGTTCCAATATGATGGCATCTTTATTCAATTTTTCTTTTCAATAATGCAAATATAACCATCTTTTTCGTACTTTTTTTGGCATCTCAAAACTTGTTCTTCCTCATACAAGATGTGGATCGTGCTGGAGAGTCCTTTGGTGCAAGTAATCACCCAATAACTGAAGGGATGTTTCATAGGTTTGTCTTGTGATTTTGTCGTGTGTAACTAAATTATCGTAGACATTGATGGCATTCATCACGCTGGAATGGTCTCTCCCCAATATATAGCCAATTGATGAGAATGTCATCTTCAAGTGCTTACGGCAAAGGAAGGAAAACATATGACGGGCATACACCACCGATTGTTTTCTCAATGATGAAATCACAAGATCAGGTGTGACATCGTAGGCTTGACAACAAACCCTCATCGCATCTGTCCAGTCAGCATCAATGCTATTCAAATCGCACTTGGGTTGAATGATTTCTTGTTTAAGCCTTTTAATTTCTTTGTCGTGCTTGACGGTTATGTCTGCAATCTGTAGACGCAATCTGCGAATTTCTTGCTTCAGGTTGTGGGTTTCTTGATACGGGTTCATTAGAATGTTATTTTGCATTTGTTACACTTGTGCTTGTTTACGGTCTTGAGCAACCACACCTTCCCAATTTGATTACACTTTGGGCATTTTGGATGTTCTGCAAGTACGATTGAATCATAGACGGATTGCCAGTACTCGTGACCTTGTGGCGTTTTATCCCATTTGAACGCATCTAAGAGCATATCTTGAAGGGTGTTATAGCATTGTACCTTTTTATCCTTTTCAACGAGTGAGATGAATTCTTTGTACATTGGCAAGTTCTTTGCTTTAGTTCGCAGTTGGTTGAATCTGCGGTAGTCAATTATTTTCATTGAGTTCTTGTATTATTTCAAAAAGTTGATATGCGATTTGTGGAACTATGGCATTTCCATATCCTTTGATTGATTCTGATCTCCACTTTGAAAAGGTAATTCCGTCCAATTCGGTGGAAATCCCATCATCTCCGCCACAAACCGGGGATTGAGTTGGGAAAAAGCACCAGGAATCTTTCTCATTGAATTGCCTGATCCTCCCCATTCCCCTATTGAATGTTGTGAATTTTTGCTTCCGCTTGTTGGAGTTGGTAACATCCCCATTGCCATTGCTCTTGTCAATGTTACTGAATGCATACTCCCCTCCTTGACTTGTGTTGACTTCATTGTTGCCGTTGCATTTGTTGAGTCCATCACAGTTGGAGTTGGTAGCATTGAATTTAGTTTCTGCCCCAATGAATAACCTCTTGTAACTCCTATGCTCGGAGAATCCTTCCCGTTCCCTATCGTATCCTTCCAATCTCTTGCGTTCGGTGTCGGTAGCATCCCTCTTTGATAGATGAATCCCGTCTGCACTTCCTGTGCAAGTGTTCCCGAATTTCCGAACTTTTGTTCCTTCTTGCTCATCCCCTCGGTATATGCATCCGCTGAACAAGGGGTTTTGAGCAATAAACCAGCATCTGTCTCTGCGATGCGGTGCGTTTTTGGCACAAGCTGGAACAACAAACGGTTGAACTTCGTACCCTTGACCTTCCAAGTCAAGGCACACCTGCTCGAATACCAATCCGCCATCAATATTCGTGATACCAAAGACATTTTCTGCGATGACATATTTGGGTTTAATCTCTTGAATTGCTCGTAGCATCTCGCCCCACAAGTAGCGTTCATCATCTGTGCCTTTTCTTTTTCCGGCAAGTGAGAATGGTTGGCAAGGGAATCCTCCTGTAAGAATGTCAATTTTGTTTGCATATTTTTTAAAGTCAGTTTTACATATATCAATGTGACTATCCGCATTCGGAAAGTGATAGTCCAATACTTTTCTTGGGAACTCCATCCATTCGCAATGAAAGACATTCTCCCATCCCATCCACTCCGCAGCGAGATCAAACCCACCTATTCCGCTAAACAATGAACCGTGTTTCATATCTTCTCCTTGTAACTGGTATACATCCCCTCAAAGTATGTCGGTATTGTCACGCACTCTCCGTTTCGGTTCTTTGCGATAATCAACTCGGCTTCTTCCATTTCGGGTTTCTCTTGCTCATAGTACATCGGTCTAAATGGAAACATCACGATGTCAGCATCTTGTTCAATTGCACCTGATTCCCGAAGGTCACTCAACATAGGTCTCTTGTCTGCTCTCTCTTCACTCTTGCGTGATAACTGTGCAAGTATCATTACCGTGATTTTAAGTTCCTTTGCAAGGAGTTTCAGCGTTCTTGATATCTCTGCAATCTCTTGTTCACGGTTTGTCTTTGTTCCTTTGATTAACTGGATGTAATCAATGACAAGCAAGTTCAAACCCTTTGTTGATTTGTGAAGTTTGGCTTTGGCTTTGATTTGTCCGATGCGAGAATCCACATCATCATCAATAAAAAATTCAATCGTTTGGTTGTTGGCAATGTCACACACCTGAAGGATTTCATTCTCTCTCAATTGTCCGTTGCGAATCTTCCAATTGGCAATGTCTCCGATCAGGGAAATGTATCTCTTGGCAAGTTGCTCATTGGACATCTCAAGTGAAATGAATAATGCCTTCCCACCAATCTGTGCAAACTCCTTTGTTAAGGTCAAAGCAATTGCCGTCTTTCCCATTCCCGGTCTTCCAGCAACCACAATCAAATCACCTTCGTTGTACCCACCAATGTACTTGTCAAGGAATCTCCATCCGGTTTGCTTACCCGTTAAGTTCCCACCGTTCTGTGCATTGAAAACAATTTGATCAACGACCTTGTTGGTCACCTTGACAATACTGGATGGTTCTTTATGGGTTGAAAAGGTTGTGCGTTCAACTACATTTTGAATGTCGGTCACAAGCTCATTCAAATCTTTGGTTACATCCAAAGACAAAACGCCTTCAACAACTTGTTTCTTGATGTAATCGTGTTCCAATTGCATCAGGTGTGGTTTGATGTCCGTGATGCCGGATGCCTGTTGTTGAAGTTGGATAATCTCAATCACTTGCATTCTGTCAAAGTGTTTGGATAAACTCACATAGTCAATGGCTTCGTTGTTGTAGTACATCTCTGTCATAACCTCAACCAATTTGGCTGACATTGAATCTGTAAACCAGTTCTTGTTGATTCTTGGTAGGAAGTGTTTTGCGTCATCGTAAAACAACATATTTGATAGGATGATTCTTTCGGTGTTCATAGGGTTGCAATTTTGGGTTTGTTGGAAGTTACTTCAATTTGTTTTTTTGTTGTATACGGCAATTCATCGTTCCATCTCTTACCGTTTAGATAAGTTCTAAAATGTGGTAAATAATCCATCTTGTCATTATCAATGTGATTTTTCACATAAATTGGGATGTGTTGTTGTATAAATTCAATTTCCGATTTCTTAAGATTTTTAAATGTTGTATAAGCAGTTTTCTTATTTCCTTTTTTGGTATACATATTCCAAAATTCTTCAAACAAAGATTGTTGGGTAACTGTTTCTTTTGTTGAATTATTACTTTCTATAATGTCTTCTTTATATAGGGTAGGGTTTTCGGACTGTCCGAATTTGGGTAAGTCCGAAGGTTGGTCAATCCGAGATTCATCAATTACCGGTTCTTCATACACAATATGATTCCAACCTCTAACCAAATTTGTCTCCGCATCAATTACCCTAACTGATACAATGTAACCTTTTTCAACCAATCCCTTCCAGTGAGCATTGAATCGGTTTCTACCAATGTTCATCTTTTGCCAAATGACTGTCTTATAGACAACCCAATTTTCAGGCAATGATAACAAATAGATTAAGATTGTTTTTTCCTCACAAGTCAATTGTGAACTTTGCAGAATGTCATTGTTGATGGGAGTGTATCTGCTCTTCCCAGTTTTTTTGCTTCGTACTATTTGTCCAATGTTTTCCATAAAAAAATAAAGCCCTTGAACAAATCACCAAGTACGAGTTGATGAGATGCCAAGGGCAAAAGGTCTGTGATAGTTGTCTCGTACACAACTGGAATACCTTACAAAGATAATCAATCACACATCATATCCCAATTCTTTTTTCACTTTTGCTTGGTGTTTTTGTCGCAGCTCATAGGTCTCACCTCTCAATTCGGGATCATCTAACTGTAACCGTTGACGGCATCTGCGGATGGTCTCCGCTTGTGTTAGTTTGCCTGATTCCAAACGATGAAAGAAGTTAAACAAATTGGATTCTCTACGCCAAATCATTGACATCAAAAGGTTGTCATTGTCTCTTGTCTGTGGGTATTGCTCAAGCAATTGTCTCACAAGTTCTTTGGTAACATTCATAGGGGTTTTGTTTGTGTGTAAAGGTGACGCACTTTGCATTCGCTGAATTGCATTCGCTGGGCAATCTGTCTCCAGGTGCAACGCATATCATCACGAAGGATTGCAATTGCCCAACATAGTGCTTGTTTATCAGTTAGATTTTTCACAGTATATTTTCTTTGCGTTGGCAAACCCGGCATTGTATGCCAGTTGTTGTTCCATCTTCTCCAGTTGTTTGAAGTTGAAGATCAGGTGTGGGCTGATATCCAAATCCGGGTATTCTGTGCGTAGGTGTTCAACCAAGCGGTCAATTGGTGTCTTCATTGTCTGTCTATAAATTCTGCGTAATCTCGTGCATCTTTTTCCGATTCAAATGTGGCGAGTAATTCTCCAGCGAAGTAAACTCTCCATTTCTCAATTGAATTAATTGTTGCCTTTACTACCCTCGCTTTTAACATTTTTCAAATCTGTAAATTGGTTCTTGAAAGTTTGCAACTTGTCCTCCAACTCTGCAATCCGTTTCTCGCTCATCATCTTTGCTTGGTTTAAATCATCCTTGCCTTGCTGGATGGTTGACCGGATAGTTAAGATTTCAGTTTCCAAATCCCAAATTTGCCGATTGCGTTGGTTGACCTCTTCTTGAAGTTCATCGGTTGCTTTTTCTAAATACCATAACCGGTAAATGAGAAGGGCGAAGACCGCTGCCGAGATTAAGTAAGTTATCATTTTGCTTTTCCTTTGTAGAATTTGTGATTGAAGATGGTTTGACTGAATTGGTCAAACTCTGGATTGTACTGATCCCGTTCAAACTGGTATGGTTTGGCTTCGGGAAGTTCTTTGTTCATTGCTTTCTTAATGCAATGTAGACCATAACCCACCGCAAAAACGATGGGTGTTAAAACGATTGGATAAATTATGTCAAGTGTCATAGTGATTCAAAACAACATACTTTCTTTCACTTATGCAAATTTATTTTCTAATTGGCTTTGTGAATGAACGATTTATTTTGTGATTGACAAAAACAACTCCCCAGCGTAGGTCAATTTCTCATCAATAATATCTTGGATGTCCTCTTCCAAAGTGATGAGAGTGGTTGTGAGCTTCTTACCGATGGGCATTCGGGGATCATATGAAACAAACAAACCTTCTTCCAATCCGGTTGCAATCATCCCCATCTGCATCTGCCAAAAGTATTCCGTGCGTTTTGATTTCAACTGCTCATTGTTTTGGATGAAGAAGTTTTGAAGGTGGTTGCCTGAATTAAAAGGGCATTTGATTTCTACCAACTGGTGACCAAGTGCATCAGGTGAATACCCTCCCCATTCACCATAAGTGATGAAGGTGTATGTCTCTGCGCCATAGTAAGTGAAGAACTCATCGGTCTGCTGGGCGAAGTAGTGGAAGGCTTCCTTCTCGTGTTCCTTGCCCCAATCCAAAGCCCGACCATAGATTTCCGATTTAGCACCGGTTAGGTATTCCGCTGCCTTTTCAAACACAAATGATTTTGCAGTTTCCGAAAGGAACTCCGATTTGTTTTTCGGAGTTCCCATCAGTTTATGAATTTCGGAAGCGGTGAAGCGTGAACTTCTCAACCGTTGCCAATCTTCTTCGTTCAAAGAAGTGTGAATAACTGGATGTGTGTTATTCATTTCTCACCGATTAAAAGTTTGATATTCACCGGAGATACCTCAAACTTGCTTGTGATGTCTGTCATC